CCGCTCCGCCACGCATAACTCTGGCAAATTCGCTCTGACTAATGCCGCAGGGATTGGTGGACATACTGCGTTACCGCATCTGCGCACCTGTTCGCTTCTCGGGTATGTCTTCCCTGTGTAATCATGGTCAATGATGTAGTCGTCCGGGAATCCCTGGCATCCATATAGTTCTCGTGGCTCAAGCATTCGCAAGCCGATGTCCACAATCTGATAGTCTACACCCTCAATCGTCACTAATCCGAATCTATCCCGTGCAGTTACCGTGTCAAGTGGCTCCTTAATATCCTGTCCGGTTCCCTGCCCGTAGTATTTAATCAGAAATGCTCTGACCTCGCCAAAATGTCCGGCTGATGTTGTGATTGTATGTAGTGGCTCTCTTTCGTCCTGTCCGATTCCAGACTTATAGAACTTACTCAAAAATGATGTGACCAGTCCATATCTGTTCGATCCGTCCACCGTCATTATAGGATCTTCAATCGTCTGTCCCCGAACTTCTCCCTGCGCCGTTTCAGAATGGTACTGGATAAGTGTCGGTGTCATAAGCATATGCTGATTATTTGCCGTTATGGTGTGTACCGGCTCGCGCATATCACTTCCAAAATGGTTTTCTCTGTTTACTGATAGGTATGGTGCCAATTTAGGCTCACACAGATAATGCTTTCCGCTCCCCACAATAGTCGGCAATGGCTTTTCGATGTCGTGAACTCTAGGTGCCTGCCCTTTCCTCTCCCCGTACCCAATAGGAACAATAAATGGTTCTGGATTATCGAGTACAAACTTTTTCAGTCCTCGTGCTATTCTCTCCATCGTCTTCGGTGCCAGCGGACGTACTGCTCGGATCCCGTATTTCTCTTTGATTTCTTCGGAACTATCAAAGATACTGGGACACGGAAGTGAAAAGTCCAACTGTGTATATGCACCCACATACGGCTTAAGCAAACCAGCCTTAACCGCTTCGCTGTCTGCCGGTGCGTGTGTCGGCTCTGGCCAGACTATCGGCTTGCCATCACACCGCGCGATCATGAAGAATCGTTTGCGCATGGTCGGTGCTCCATAATCAGCCGCAACCAACTCCCGGAACTCTACCTCATAGCCTAAATCTGTGAGCTGCTGAACGAATTTTTCAAAGGTTTTCCCCTGCTTTGCCTTAATCGGATGGTGCCGCCGCCCAAGTGGTCCCCAAGTTTTAAATTCTTCCACGTTCTCCAACATGATCACTCTCGGTCGCACCAATCCCGCCCAGCGGCAGGCTACCCATGCAAGACCACGAATGTTTTTATCCTTTGGCTTTCCGCCTTTCGCCTTGCTAAAATGTTTGCAATCCGGTGAAAACCATGCAAGTGCTACCGGATGACCTGTGCAGGCTTTTGCTGGGTCAACCGCCCAGACGTTTTCACAGTAATGCTTCGTGTTCGGATGGTTCGCCTTGTGCATCTTAATAGCTTCTGGATCGTGATTGATCGCAATATCAACGCTGTATCCAGTTGCTAACTCTATACCGGTGGAAGCACCACCGCCACCGGCGAAATTGTCAACGATCAGTTCTCCGTTAATCATGGCATCACCTCCGGCATAAAATCAAACAATGTTGGCTCGTCCACCTCATTTTCCGCCGCCTGCAGATATCCAACACCATCCCGGAAGTAATCCGGATTCAATTCACATCCCTTACCGTTCCGGTGCATCTTAACCGCCATCATTGGAACTGTCATAAGACCGCCGAACGGATCATAGACTGTATCTCCCTCATTACTGTATCTATTGATGATTCTTTCCACAATATCCAGCTGTAGCGGGCATACGTGCATCTGAGCGCGTCTGCGGCTCTGCGTGGTATTAAGGGTACGCATCCGGTTGATATCATCCCATACTTCCAGCTGATTCCATGATCCCGGAGCAACTACCATAAATGTTGCCGGGAGCTTCCCGTCCTTGTCCAGATCTTCCGCAAGTTTCACATGATCCTCATAGTTATATACATTGCCGCGGCTGTACTCTCTGTACACTGTCTGTAAGCTATCAACCGGAAAATCTTTGAGTTCTTCCTTGCTGATCAGTCGGTCTCCTGACGATCTCCAATAACCATGTGCATCAATCTGCCATTGCGCACGCGTGTATTCTTCTTTTGATTTTGATACTCTTTCATCCGCAAAGCCTTTTGACTGGTCTGTCTGTTGTTTCCTAAAGAGCAAGATGTATTCTGGACAGCCTACCCCCATCTTGGTTCCGTCTTTACAACAATCCGACCATCCCAATCTATAAGTCTGGTTGTTTTCCCTTACAACATCTGTTACCACCGTTATCATTCCGAAATAGAGAAATCCATGCTTTGTATAGTGTCTGATGCATTCTGCATGAAACGGTTCCATTGTAGGAAATCCTGTTCCTGTCACATTTCCAAATAACACACGGTCCTTGACATGGATTGCAGCCACGCGCCCCGGCTTTAACACTCGAAGCAGTTCCGGTGTGAGGAAGTCCATCTGTTCAAAGAACCGGTCCGTGTTCTGATTATGCCCGAAATCGTTATAATTGGCACTGTACTCGTAATGATTACCGAACGGAATGGATGTATGTATCAGATCAATGCTGTTGCTCTCCATTGCCCGTGTTTCTTCTACACAATCTCCATATACCGCTTCATAATGTTTTCCCCTCACTGTTCTTTCTTCTCTGCTACCTTCCACACCCATCTTCCTTTCTAACCGCTCCGCTTTATTCGCAGAATTAAGTCCATATTTCTTCACAATCTCAACCATCTTCGTGACCATATGGTTATGATTCTTCCACTTTTCAAGCAGTGCTTCCTTGATCTGCCGTTCATTCTCCATGTAGATAATGTCAATCACAACCGGTTCTTTCTGTAAAAAGCGATAGCAACGATGCACCGCCTGAATAAAATCGTTAAATTCATAATCAATCCCCAGAAAGATCTCCCGGTGGCAATACCGTTGAAAATTGCATCCGGATCCGGATAATGATTTCTTTGTGGCAAATAACTTCGTCCGTCCATTTGAGAAATCAATTACCCGCTGTTCCCGCAAGTCATAATCCATAGATCCATATATATGCCCACCACATCCGGCAACGCCTTTTTAATAGCGTGTCGTTCATTCTCCAGATCATGCCACAACAGGAAATGATCTTCCGGTGATTCTTCCACTATCCGTTTCATTTCTGCCACACGGCGATCAATACTTTCTCTCTTGACCGTCGCCGCTTCTTTCAATCCCTCGGCTGCTTCCTGAAATAACTGAATCTGTCCGTCCTTATCCGCTGTATCGCCATAATGCACCGGCAATTCGTGCCATCTTACATCAAGTGGCGGCAGATCATATCCCTCATCGGAATATACTGGATTGAGATCTGAAGGTTTTGTGGTAAAAAGCGCCCAACTGCTTACCCACATCCAAAACTCATCTTCCATGTTTGGGTACAAGGTCAGATTATTTGCCTTTGTGCTGTCGCGTTGGAAGAATCTGGTCAATGTCTGCCCGGTGTCCATCACTTCCAGATATCCGGCGTAATGGATCAGCTCCTTGTATTTGTTTGGTGATGGTGTAGCCGTGGCAACCAGCTTATATGGAACGTTTTTAAATTTATCTAAAAACGTCTGATAAGTTTTACTTCCGAAACTTCTTAAAACACTGGCTTCGTCAAGTGATGTTGCTGTAAAATAATCTGGCCGGATGTCTCCGTCACGAACACGCTCATAATTCGTCAACACGATCTGACTTGTGCTTTGCTCCACTTCTTCCATTGTCCGGCAGTATTCCGGCTTTTCGTATCCAAGCACTTCCACTGCATCATGTGTAAATTCCTGTTTTACTCCAAGCGGCAATACGATCAACGCACGACCACAGCTATGTTCTGATGCTAAGTGGCAGAACTCAATCTCCTGCACGGTCTTTCCAAGTCCGAAACTTTCAAACAATGCACGCCTGCCGCCTTTCAGCGCCCACACCACCGCATCCCTCTGATGGGGCTTTAATACCTTATTTACTTTTTCTGGATCCACAACGAACCCGCTTTCCGTTGCAAGTTCAATCTTGGATTCTAAAAATTCTTTGTATCTCATTTTTCAAAAGGAGACCGCATATGCATCACTCTGGCCAGAGTCTCGGCTCCTTTCCCTAAACTATTTCTTTAATTTTTTCGATATGTAATTTAAAATCAGATCACATACAAGTTCACGTGCCAAATCTGTAACCACGCTAATAATTAAGGCTTTCATCATATCTTTTTCCTCCCGTAAAAGTGACATGTTTTGATTGCATCCACTTTTAATATGTCAGAAGCCCCTAAAAATTTTTTTCGGTACAGATTTGTTTCTTATCCTCAATCGCGCTTTACACTATTTTTTCTTACCTCTGGTCTTAAACTTATACACATCGTTTCTCTTCCGGCTTATCGCACTGCGGTAGCCGTTTAATTTACTTGCTCTGCTTTTGCTCATATCTGCTCAAGTTCCCTTTCTTTCTCGTCCACATACTCTTCAATGGTCTTTACGATTCTTTCTTGTAAATCTTCTGGGATTTCATAATCGTATGACTCACCAAGATAGGAATGAATATGTAACAAGAAGCTTTGTTTGATTGTCTTTATTCTAAAGTGATGCTTTGATACACTTTTTCCACGATACCTCTCTCCGCACCAAAAAAGAAAAACTTTAACTGGTTCAAGTCGGTTCATCTTTGCTTTGTATTCTTCATACTGTTGTACCGTCATCTTTTCCTCCTAAAATCTCATCCAAGCAGGCATTCCAGCCGTCTCGGTGAATGCTCTTGCTAATTTCTTCATAACCGGATTTAAGTTCCGGTATCTTCTCTGGCAGTTCCTGGAGTGGCACCAATCCGGCTTTGCTCCGTCTGGTACAAGTTTCCCTGTCGCACAGCACAGATATTCGTCATCATTCTCTGTCTCATAGCACAATGTGCATTTCTGGCATACCTGTTCCGGCATATCCATAATCAATACTGCTTTAGCCATACCTCACACTCCTTCCGGTTTCTCGCACCGCTCAAATTCGATAACCCAAACCCACGGATTTGCATCCCAACCATACCGGTCAAGGTCGGATTTCTTGATGGTTGATTCCCACAGCCAAGCAAATTGCTCCTTTGCAATCCCGTACTCTGTGTCTACTTCTGTTCCATAATTTTTTTCACCGTATCCGATATCATCATAGAAAAGGTTTCCAACACCTTCGCTTTCTGCCCCCTTTGGTGTTATATCCTGCAACCGCTCCACTCTCACATTCGTAACCTTAAGCCAGATACGCGCCGCTTCTTTCGGCATGTGGATGGATGGTTTCCACTTTGTAACATCGGCAATGTCATTTCTTTGCCAATCTTCGTAGTAATAGTATCCGTTCGGCGCCTTTTTCCATGTCTCCCGAACATACAGGATATCTCCCGGTGCATACCTATACGGCGGCTTAACGTATTGAATAGAGCCACCATATTCATTAGCGGCAAATCCAAAGCATCCTACCTCTTTCTTTTCTGTACTGTCGGTAACAAAACCAAGTGGATATATATGCTTTTTATCCGGCTGTGGCTTTATCAATCTACGGGTACAGGTCTTCCGTCCGTCCAAAATTGCCCGAACCATTTCGGTATTGAATAAAATCGGTTTAATTGCCATCTGATACACCTGCCTTTACAATCTCTAACAAATCATCTACCAAATCCATGACCTCGTACATCATCATAGTGTCGTAGGATTTTGACTGCTGATCTGCTGTTTTATTTCCATACTTCGTACAGTCTTTCAGGAATGCTGTGCGTTCTTCCAACTGCTCCACAACCTTGTCCGGGTCGTAGGCGGTCGGCTGCGAATCAATAAAATCGAGAATTGCTTTCATCTGACTTTTATTGTAATTTCGCCCATTGAACTGCAAATTGTCTGCATCAATCAATCTTCCCATCGCTCGCCCTCCTGTTCTGCATTAAAATGCAATCTCCGACATAAAAAATTGCAAACATCAAATATGACGCATCATCAATTTCAACTCCATTTCCCCAAGCTAAAACAGAACTATGAACCATATCGCACTCATTCTTCGTCCTCCCAATCTAATTTCTGCCCGCAATTCCCACAGAAGCCTGTTTTTCTGTCCAGAAATTCAACACCACATTTGCATTTTCCAATACCCCAAACCAATTTTTTACGTGATGGCTTATATGGAATCTGCTTCTCCATCGCCGCCTGGCATTCTTCTAAAGTCCCAATTTTACGATATTGCCGCTAGTCGCTTAACGCTTCAGCAAAATCTTTCTTCATCTCCTGCAATTCTTCCGGTGTGCCAATCGCATGGTAAGCATCCCAAGCTGCCGCATCCTCGTATGTAAGAATTTTGGCATTTATCGGATGCGGGTTATCCGGTTCTTTCAGATATCGTTCCAGTTCATCCGTTACGTCCTCAAGGGATAGTTCTCCGCCGAACATATCCGTAAGGCGTTTTTCTAATGCTCGATACGGCTCAACCTCAGCTTCCAACTCCTCGATATATTCATCTTTATGGTCGCAGTTCACACAAATCTGCGTCGAACGGTTTGCAAACTCATTTTTGATGTTGGGATTAACAACTGACGTATGCCAGCGCTGAATCTCTTCCAGTGCATTGACCGCCATTTCCAAATCTTCCATTCCGCCTTCCCCGGTTACATGCTCCGCCGTATGCATCCGGTACTTGATTTTTTCAATTGCTTCATTCTCTGTCATGTCTATCCCTCCTAATCTGCCAGTATCGGCAAAGCAAACGCCCACAGGCACCACGCCGATCCCGTCATCTTGATTCCGGCGATAACCGCAATGCTAACGGCAATCCACTTCACAGCTTTTTCAAAACTCAATTTTCTGTTCTTGCGCTTTTCCCGGCATATATCGTTGCTCGGGCACTCCATGCAACAATATGTTTTTCCGAGCTTGCATTCTTTTTCGCAACCCATTATTTTTCCTCACTCTCCCTATACGGCTCTGGCAGTGGCATCCAGGCTATTATCTCGACATCGGTATCGACCATATCAACATCACATCTGCCGTATTCTGCAAGATAATCAGTGCAAGTCGTTGACCACCAGTACCATGCGTCCGAGTAATGCACCCCTGTTGCCGTAAACGGTACATCTTTGATGTTCGCGTAATAAGATTCCGGATTATGATTCACATATGTAATGTTGACCGGGACGCAATCTTCCGGCAACCTCTCGCTTACCGGAATCCACCGCCCAAACTCCGGCTTTCTCGCTACTGTTCTCATGCATTCAATCATTTCCCTGCTCCTTTCCGCACCGCAGCTGATACGGCACCTCTCTGAATCTCTTAAGCACGTCGCCGCTCACATGCTTGCTTGGGCGTGTCATCTTCTCACTGATTTCCGCCATGCGCCTGCGGCGCTCCTTACTGTCTCTATGCATTTATCTCGCCCCCTGTATCCTCGATCGTAGCGGACACCACCGCGGCGACGTCTTGACCACCGGCAAAATCTCCCGCTCCGCTTTCTTGCAAAAACTCATGGGATCGAACCGCTCTCTCTGGATTTTTCCGCAATGTTCACACTCCGCGCAGATATGTACCGGCTCATAGCCGTCATTTTCCGTCACGTACCGGAGACCGTTTTTATTCACGTAATACACCAAGCCGCTGTATTCGCACCCGCCGTTCAGCGCCGGGCATATGATCTCATCGTAAATCTGTCTGATCGTCTTGCCTGCTTCAAGAGCTGCCACAATATCCTCTCGGTACGGGTCATACATGCTCGTTCTTTTTCTTCTCTCCATTGCCCTGTCCTCTCATAACTTTTTCAATCATCTTTTCTTGATTCCGCTCTGCGATATGGTCCCGAACCGATTCCTCCGGAAAAGCAATCTGATATGTCCGCTCCTTGATCCGGTTCGTGATCCGGTCATCGTACCGCAGACTGTCCAATGATTCGTTGCTTGTAAAGATAGTCACTTTCTTGTTGATGTACCGCTCGTTGATGATCTGGTACATCTTGTCGTTGATCCACGCCGCCGGGGATTCCACGCCGAAATCATCGATAATCAGCACATCCGCCGTGTTAAGCGCATCCAATAACCGGCTCTCACTGTATTCGGCATCCCGCCGCCATGTATTCTTGATCTCCTGCAGGATGGTCAGCGATACTGCAAACTTAACCGCATAGCTTTTCATAAGCTCATTCGCAATACCTGCGGCGATCCGTGTTTTTCCGCTACCCTTTGTGCGAGACCAGATAAACAGCCCCATGCCCTGATCCCTCTGGCTCCCGAAATCATCCAGGTAAACCTTTATGATCCGGCAGGCATCTGCCACCGTCTTTTTGCTGTCCGGCTGTCGGTACACATCCGTGCGGAAGGTTTTCAAATCCATCCCCCGGAACGCTTCCGGAATATCCGCAAACCGCAACCGCCTTGACATCG